GATTCGCGCACGCATCAGCGAAATAACGACATTTCTTGATGTGTCACGCAGATGGCTGAGAGAGAGAGTGACGAGAGAGAGAGCGGCTGACCGAGACTGGGCATACTCAGGTGGGTGGTAAGAACTCTGGTCGCAAGCCGAAGCCTGTAGAGCAGAAGCGTCGGCTCGGTAATGTCGGTGGTCGCAAACTGCCATCGCAGGCATCGATCACTGCACTGCCATCTCTGGCATCGCAGACACCTGAACCGCATCGGCCGCTAGGTCAGCATGGCCGCGCACTCTGGGTGCGTGTCTGGACTTCTGGCGCGTCATGGCTCAGGCCATCACTCGACGGTGATCTAGTTCTGATGGCGTGTGAGATGACTGATGAGCGCAGTGTGCTCAGACAGATGGTGTTCACAGATGCGACTGCATGGCGTGAGCGTCGCGGTCTGCGAGAGATCGACCGACAGATCACGAGTCTGCTCGCTCAGATAGGATTCTCACCTACTGACAGAGCGACGCTAGGCATAGGGGATATCAAACAACATGAGTTCCAAGACATCAGGCGACGCATCGAAGCGAAACGGAATGCAGCCAACGGCTAGATGGCAGCCGACCTTCTACACGCCACGACTACACACTGCGACCGACGGTGATGAGATCATCAACTTCGCACGCGAACACTTTCTCGTTCTCAAAGGATTCCGCGCAGGGTCAAACCTAGAGTTCACTGCATGGCAGAAGTGGCTGCTGCGTGCTCTCTATGAGCGCACACCACAAGGCAGACTCAGATACAGGCGTGCGATGATCGGCCTGCCGCGCAAGCATGGGAAGTCTTTGATGGGCAGTGCGATCGCTGTGTACGGTCTGATCGCAGGTGAGTCTGGTGCAGAGAACTATGTCGTCGCTGGTGATCGTCAGCAGGCACGCATCATATTCAATGAAGCGAAGACTCAGGTCATGTCATCACCGCTACTCGCAGCAGAGTGCAAGGTGTATCGCGATGTCATCGAGATGCCGCGCTTCGGTTCGATCTTGCGTGTGCTCTCATCAGAGTTCAAGGGTCAGGCTGGACTCAATCCATCGCTCGTGCTATTCGACGAACTTTGGAATCAGAGCACCAGTGATCTCTATGACCAGATGACGCTCGGCTCTGGTGCACGACTAGAGCCACTCATCGTCTCGATCACGACAGCAGGATATGACCTAGACACAGTGGCAGGTCGTCTCTACCAGTATGGGAAGCAGTGCGCAGCAGGTGAGATCGATGACCCATCATTCGGTTTCTGGTGGTGGGAAGCACCTGCCGAGTGTGCGATCGATGATCAGAAGGCATGGGCAATATCGAACCCGAATCTCTATGAGCGACTACTAGATCGAGATGACATGACTACCGCGATGATGCAGACAGACGAAGCAGCCTTCCGTCGTTGGCGATTGAATCAGTGGGTGCGTGCACAAGAGTCGTGGCTGCCTGCAGGTGCTTGGGAAGCGTGTCGATCTGATCGCTCGATCGATATCGATCTACCAGTGTGGGTCGGTCTCGACATGGCACTGAAGCATGACTCGATCGCGGTGGTCATCGCACAGCCGCAGCATGATGGTGTCGTCGTGACACGCTCACAGATATGGCAGCCGCGTGACGAAGGTGTTGATGTGGCCAGTGTCGAGCAGTACCTGCGCCAGATACATCGCACATACACGGTGCAAGAGATCGTCTATGACCCTGCATACTTTCAGAGATCAGCAGAGCATCTATCAGATGACGGTCTGCCGATGGTCGAGTTCCCACAGTCGAGCGGCCGCATGATACCTGCGTGCGGTCACGCATATGAGCAGATCGTCAATCGAAAGATCACACATGATGGCTCACCGACATACACAGATCAGGTACTCAGTGCAGCACAGCGCATGACAGATCAGGGTTGGCGGTTGTCGAAAGGTAAATCAAAGCGTAAGATCGATGCAGCCATCGCACTCGTGATGGCACTCGATAGAGCGACATCAAGACAGACGGCCGCTATATCACCTAACATCGTGCAGGTATGGTCATGACTAGGCGAGCACTCACTACAGGTATAGAAGTACTTGGCGGCATCTGTGTCGTCATAGGTGTATCGATGATCTCGATCTCACTCGCGCTGATAGTCGCAGGCGCAGGACTGATCGCACTCGGTGGTCTGCTCGCATGAGTCTCTGGAAGAACACTGAGCGTCGCGCACTACCTACGAGCATCGACCCATATCAGATCACCGCTCGACCGTTCTACAATAACTATTCAGGTGAGATCGTCACCGAACTCACAGCGTTTGCATCGTCTGCAGTTCTAGCATCGACGAACCTTCTGGCTGACTCGATCGCATCGATGCCACTCGAACTGACTGTGCAGCGTGCAGGTCGCATCGAGAAACTGCCGACACCATCAGTGCTGATGAAACCGAACGCGCATCAGACCATGTTCGAGTTCGTGCACCAGACTGTGCTCACACTCGCGATACATGGCAACGCATACATCTATGCACCGCGCACCGCAGGTGGTCTGCCATCAGAGATGCGGAACATTCACCCACGAGAGATCAGGGGTCAGGTATATGCCGACGATGGTTCGATCGTCTATACGCTCGGCAAGAATCAAACACTGACATCGACTGATCTCAGAGCGATTCACTGGTTGCTGCTACCGAATCAGATGGTAGGTATCTCACCACTCGAAGCCATGAAGAACACCATCGGCATGTCGATCGCGATGGATAGATTCCTATCTCAGTTCTATGGCGAAGGCGCGACACCATCGAGCGTGCTAGAGACTGACACTACGATCACCACAGAGCAGGCGCAGATACTGCGCGACACATGGGAAGACTCGCATGTGCGCCGACGCAAACCTGCTGTACTCACAGGCGGCCTGAAGTGGCGATCGATCACCACGAGTGCTGCAGATATGCAGATGCTCGAACATCGTGAAGCGATCGTGAGAGACATCGCTCGCGTGTACCGTATCCCACTGCATCTGATACTCGGTACAGGTGGCGATTCACAGACATATCAGAACATCGAATCGGCTGGTGTGAACTTCGTGCGATATACACTGCTGCCATTCATGCGCAGACTGGAAGATGCGATCAGCGAGATGCTGCCACTCACTCAGCGTGTGAGATTCAATGCAGATGAGTTCATGCGTGCAGACCTGATCACCAGAGTGCGTGCACAGCAGGTGCAGATCATGTCAGGCACACTGTCACCGAACGAAGCACGCGAGCAAGAGAACCGTGAACCGTATGAAGGTGGCGACCAGTTCGTGCTCGGTATCGCAGGTGCACCGATCGCAGGTATCGAAGGTGGTGATGCACCGACACTGGGTGTCGATAGCAAACCGCCGAAGGCTTAGTCATGCGATCGATATCTGTCTCAGTCGGTACTGCACCTGTGCTGTGTGTACCGTCAGATGATTTCAACCGCACTGTGTATTTGCACAACGCTGGAAGCGGCAAGGTATATCTCGGCGGCAGTAGTGTCACATCGAGCACAGGCTTCCATCTAGGAAATGGCGAATCGGTTTCATTATTTATTCCACAAAAAGAAACGCTGTACGCGGTGACTGCAAGCAGTACTCACGCTGTCATCGTGCTGACACCTGATACTGACTGACTATGCCATACGGGATATCTCAGCAGCAGAGTGACTGCGCGACATATGCGACAGTCAAGCAAGAGAGTGATGGCACATACACCACGATTGGCTGCCATCAGTCAAAGCAAGATGCGATCGATCAGATGGTCGTCGTCTCGATGGCAGAAGATGTCGAGCCACTAGGCGAGATCAGAGCACTCGATGACATGATCGAAGGTGAGTCAGAGATCGAGACAGAGATCGATGATGATGAGTATGACCTGACACCACGACAGTCAGTTATGTATGAAGCACTAGAGCAGATCGCTGAGCAGTATGGCATGTGGTCACAGGCCAGTGATGCTGATGGCTGCGACTATCAGCGTGAGTCACCTGATGCAGCGATCGGCCGCATGTGCGCTCACTGTGCTTTCTATGAAGGTGATGGCATGTGCCATATCGTAGAAGGTGACATCGCGCCAGAAGGCATATGCAGATTCAATGTCATACCAGATCGACTGCTGCAAGAGCAGCCATCTGACGAGATCGATCAAGCCAAATATGAGATGCGTGCTGAAGTCGATCTGTCTGCACCAGAGTTCATGCGAGCATCTGCACGACGCGGCCTGCGACTACATGAGCAAGGTCTCTCTGGTGATGGTCTCATGCCTGCCACTGTCGCTGATGCACGACGCATGGCTGATGGTGAAGTGAGTGAAGGCAAGTGGCGCAAGATCGGTGCATGGATAGCACGCCATCTGGTCGATCTCGAAGCAGTAGATGGTGACGAGATCACCGCAGGTCAGGTCGCAATGCTGCTGTGGGGTGGTGGCTCGACCAAAGCCACAGCACTCAGAGCACAGAGATATGCAGAGCAGATCGTCACACGCCTAGATGCTGAGCAGAGAGCAGACCCACCTGCACCACCGAAAGATCAGATCATTGGCTCAGACAAGAACGAGCCGCTATCAGCACAGGGCAAGACTGGGAACATAGTGCTATCGGCGGCGACCGAGACTGCGCTGCAGAATAAAGTACAGACGCACAATGACGAGATGAAGGAAGCAGATAAACCTGAGTGGTCTCGCGTATCTCTGGGTGCACTGAAGTCGGTGTATCGACGCGGTGCAGGTGCGTTCTCTGCTAGTCACAGACCGAATGTAAGCAGAGCGCAGTGGGCGATGGCTCGCGTCAATGCCTTCCTGTATCTCTCAAAGAATGGCCGACCACAGAACCCGAAGTACATCACAGACAATGATCTGCTCAAACCGTCACACCCGAAGTACTCGAAGTCGAGTAGTCGCGCAGCGAATACAGATATGGCTACAATGATCGAGATGACCGATGATCTAGCAAGTATGGAACACCGATGGTGCGTGACTGGTGCTGATGAGCGTCGAGTCGCATATACCACAATGGAATTTCGTGAGATGGGTGATGGCAATCATCTAGTCGGTTATGCAGCAGTGTTCGACTCACCATCTGAGCCGATGCCATTTACAGAGTATGTGAAGCGCGGCGCGTTTCAGAAGACGATCAAAGATGGTGCTGATGTGCGGCTGCTCATAGATCACGAAGGTGTGCCACTGGCACGCACGAAGTCTGGCACGCTGATGCTCGAAGAAGATGAGCGCGGCCTGAAGGTCACTGCTGATCTCGACCCTGCCAACCCTGATGCGGCACGAGTGATCTCTGCTATGCGTCGCGGTGATATGAGCCAGATGTCGTTTGCCTTTCGCACGATACAAGATTCATGGTCGAGTGATCGATCGGTCAGAGAGTTGCGAGAAGTGCAGTTGTTTGATGTGAGCGTCGTGACATTCCCTGCATATGAAGAAACGATCGCTGAGTTGCGCACCGCGCAATCATCAAGTACAGTGACATCGACGACCAGTGTCTCTGTGCGCAAAGCACAGATCGCTCTGGCTCGCCAACGATAGTCAGCCGACTCACAGCCGACCAGATAGGTCACTGAGTGAGCCACTGATACACCCATCAGAAAACTCACGAAGGAACAAACACATGACCTACTCAAAGCAACTAATCGAGAAGCGCGACGCAGAACTTGCAAAGGCTGATGCACTCGTGGCATCTGCAGCAACCGAAGAGCGTGCACTTTCCATCGAAGAAGATTCACAGATCGCATCGTCACTCGATGTCGTGCGTGATCTCGACGAGCAAATCAAGCGTCACTCTGAACTCGAAGGCCGCAACGCTGCAGCCGCCGAAGCACGCAAGGCTTCTGGCATCGAGACCGTAGTCGCACCTGCTGTCGTCAAGAGCGAAGCACGCACCTACTCACCAAAGTCTGAGACATCATTCATCGCTGACGCATACGCTGCTCAGTTCTCTGGTGACTTCTCAGCCAAAGAGCGTCTATCGCGCCACATGAATGAAGAGCGCATCGAGCGTCGTGATGTCACCAGTGCAGCATTTGCTGGTCTCATCGTGCCACAGTTCTTGACTGAACTCGCTGCACCATTCGCACGCGCAGGCCGACCATTCCTTGAGATCGCTCGTAAGCATCAGTTGCCAGACTCAGGTCTTGTCATCTCGATCTCGAAGGTCACGACTGGCTCAGCCACTGCAGTACAGACTGAAGGCTCAGCAGTACAAGAGACCAACATGGATGACACCAAACTCGATGTCTCTGTGGTCACTGTTGCTGGTCAGCAGAATGTGAGTCGTCAGGCAATCGAGCGCGGCACAAACATCGACTCGCTCG